TCGCATCAGTGTTGTACTCGGAGCAAGTTTCGATACGAACCATGTACTGTTCTACCAGACGTTCTGCGGTCTTGATAGCCTTCCAACCTACGGTTGCTCTCTGGTTCAGAGGGTCAGAAGTACCAGCGGAACCAAGCTGCTTGGTGATGTGCTGCAGACCACCGCCAGTTACTTCAGTAACACCGTATGCGTTGTCTGCAATTACCAGAGTGGAGTATACCGCTCTGCCATCTGCACCACCGCCAACAGCGGAGATAGTGCCGGAAGCCGCGATGGTTACCGGCTCGTCTACTTCGATCATAGCCTTACCAGCCGCGCCAGCTTCACAGCGCAGGATAGTGTAGGTCTTATCACCGATGATTACCTGTCTGCCAGGAATCTTGAACGCTTCGTCTTCAGTGATAGCTTCCTTCACAACGATTTCATAACCGCTGGTTACTTCGTTCTGTGCGGACAGAGTAGCTGCGGATGCAGTGAAGTTGGAAGCCTTGAAGATCTTCGCTTCAGTGGTTTCCACGAAGCGTACATTGTGGATCTTACCGATTTCACCTTCATACAGGTCAGTAGGATCACTGTAGGTCTTAATGTCTCTCCATTCGGGGTCTCTCATTAAGTCGAAGACTGCGTCGGGATGTACGATAGCAACGAAGCTTCCGTCGATAGTTTCTGCGTTCTGGACCTTCAGATAACGCGCTGCCATCTGAACAGCCTTAACAGTCAGCTTGTGTTCCGCGGTCAGTGCGGATCTGGAATTAACCTGGCCTTCTGCGTACTGTACGTTAGTACCGCCATTCAGAACTTCTCTGGTGATAGTGTCCAGAGTAGCACCTGCCTGCTTACCGATCAGCTTGGTAGCCTGTACCAGGTTGTTATCGATTGCAGTCAGCAGCAGAACGTCGGACAGTTCGATGTAACCACCGTACTGCTTAACTTCGGAAGTCAGAGTGCTTACGTGCAGCTTCTGACCGTTCGGAGTTACGCCTTCCTTCAGAACGCCCAGGGACTTAGGAAGCGGACTGTACTTTCTGAACTCGATGATCTTACCACCGTTTTTCGGAATCGGATGCTTCTGACCGAACTGATCGTGTACCAGCTTAGCAGAAGCGATATCGATCAGATAGTCAGAGTAGTAGACCTTCATTTCATCAGACAGGCCTGCATCAATGGTTGTGTTGGTGTTTCCAGCGAACATCTGGAGATTGAACAGATACTTCTTATCTTTGAGTAACATTGAAATCCTCTCTTTCTGAAAGAGGATGTTAGAATTTGATAACTTCTCCTCTTTCGGCTCTTCGAGCGATCTCTGCTCTGTCAGCCTTGGTAAGGCTGTGAACATCGCTCTTGATCGTGGAAGCACTCTGAGAAGATGTACCGTTTTCGGAGGGTCTGGAAGCTCTGCGCTGGATATTGGCTACAGTGCGCTGTTCTGCCTGTCTGGCAGATACCTGCGCAGCACCGTTCACCAGTTCGTCGAGATGAATGGTCTCATAAGCCTGTTTCACAGGAATACCAGCCTTAAGGAGATCGAGGAACTGACGGTTCTGGCACTCGGCTCTAAGGTCGAAATTGGGGTACTGAGCCTTCACCTGCTCACCTTCCCTGTACCACGTCTGTAACTGGTTCTCCATCTGCTGCTGTCCCTGCTGCACTCTCTGAGCCTTTCTCAGCTCTTCGTTTTCACGTGCCAGCTTCTGGTATGTCCGATACTGTTCTACGGTCATACCTGCCTCTTCCGCGGCTTCTTCCCAATACTTGTCGTCGGTCTCAATAGCCTGCTGCAGCTTGGCAATATCACCATCAGAGATGTTGTATTTCTGCAGGAGCATATCGATGATCGGCTTCTGAGTATTGATCTGTGCTTCTAAGTTCTTGGTTTCCTTGAAGCGTCGGTTAATGATTTCCTGTGTGCGGTCGGTGAATTCCTGCTTGTACTCACCGCCAATGAGGTCTTCAAAAGCCTTGCGACGATCTTCAAGAGTGTTCGATGTAGTGGTGACATCGGGTTCGCCAGCGGCGGCCTGGCTGTTGTCTTCTGCCGGAGTGTCCTGCACACCGTAGATGACATTAGAGAGTGCGCCCTTCTTATTCCCACTGTTGCGGCGACCGTTACCGCGAGTCTCGGTCTGCTGAACCGCTGCGGATCCTTCTGCTCCTGCGCCAGCATCGCCAGTACCTACACCTGCACCAGCAGCACCACCGTCAGAGAACAACTGCAATCTTGCAGCCTTCAGCGTGATTTTCTTGTTGAACATATTTAAGTTCCTTTCTTCATTCATGGTCTGTACCCAAGAGTCAACCCTATGCAAAAGGACATAAGGAGTTTTCATACAAAGTATAAAAACAACCCTATGTCCTTTTCGCCCACCTTTTATAAAAAATTTTTTAGTGTTTCTGATTCGATTTTAGAGTTACCGTAACGTGCTTCGGATGTGCCATCTCGATCTGCACCATACCGTTCAGAGCCATATCGAAGGCTGCATCCATTCGTTCGTCAGCCTGGTATGCCACAATCCGTGCATATCCACCGTCTTCCTTGATGTATGAGTCATACGGCTTACCGCTGTTCTCCACGAAGCAAAGGAGCGCAAATGTGATCGCAGAGACCGCGGCACATACAATGTCCTTGCCATACTCTGCGTACTCTGCATGACCATCTACAATCATGTCCAGCACCACTTCGCCATTCACTTTTGTTTCCGAGAATGTAATGTTTGTCATGCTATTCTCCCACCTTCGGTGTTGCCCTCTTAGCCAGTTCCTGTCCGTAGTGAGTCATGGCCGTATTGCCTTCTGCAGCCTGCTTACCGCCTGTGGTGTCGTGTGTCTGCTGCGGAGCAGGACCACCACCGCTATTACCGATAGGCTGTGCGTTCATCATTGCCGGATCCTGGCCTGTGAGAGCTGCCAACTGTGCCTGCGTCTGCTGAAGCTGCATACTCAGCCCCAGGACCATGTTGTACAGGGTATGACCTCTTTCGATCTTCTGCATGAGCTGATCCTTGCCGTCGAAGTCCATCATATCCAGCACAATAAGAGCCTGCTCTGCGTTAGCAGGATCGAATAAGCCCAGGCCATATAATTCCTTAGCCAGCTCGTTCTGAGACAGTCTGGAGTACGCGGAACGCTTCTGCGGCTTAATTACGATGTCGAAGATAGGTTTACGCATCTGCAGTTCATATCCAGGTGTCACCTGCTGACCGGCAAACGCAGGATCCATAGGTACGCCCTTGATCTGATTGTTGGAGAACATAACAAAGTCTTCTTTACCGTACTGTCCTGTGATTCTGAAGGCTCTTGCTTCATCGTAGAACTGACGAATCAGTTCGATCACCAGGTAATTGATCTTCTTATAGCAGCGATAAGATGCGTTAATCATGTCACGGCTTGTCTTGTTCCCTGCTTCCTGTAAGGCAGCGATAGCCGCAGCTGCGGTAACACCGCCAGAGGTAGAACCCTGGGACACATCTCTGTTGGAAGAGGTCTCTTTCAGTTCATCCACCTTCATCTGCAGAGCGTTCATGGTTGTCGGAGGAAGGTTGGGAACTTCAATCGGCTTCAGCTTTTCTTCGTCGATGTCGCCTTCAACCTCTACAATCAGCTCACTCATGTCTAAGAACTGTTCTTTGTTGATACCGCAGCTCTTCTTTGCCCAATACCGCGGTCTGGATGCCAGGCCAGAATGTTCAAGAACAAGCTGATAGAGCTTGTCAATGTAGGTCTGAGGATCTTTCATGATGTCGATATACCCAAATCCCCAAATAGAACCTTCTTCGGGGAACAGAACGTCCGGCACAATGGGATATTCACCGTGTTCATACCATCCATTCGGATAGTTCTCCGGTTCATTTTCCGAAGCAAACAGCAGGTGATCACCTACGAACTTCGCATAGTGCAGGATCGTACCACCGGAGATACCATTCACCGCAGGTCTGGCCTTCTTGTAGTACCAATCGACAACAACAGCCTTGTCAGAAGTGTCAATCTGATCGTCGTGTACGTATTCTTTCACGTCGATCACGGACGCACCGAGCTTGTTCTTCAGTTCCGGATATTCCTGTTCCAGAAGATCTTTGTCCTTCAGAGAGGTAATGAACAGGTTTCGAGAGTCCTGCAGTTCCTTGATCCCAGGCTCTGTATAGATATTCAGAGTATCGACCTTCTTGATGTCTACATCTCCCAGGCCATTTTCCAAAGAATTGTTCCAGAATACTCCGTACATAGATGCACCATTCTTCAGCTTGTACCACCAAGCATCACTATATGTTCCCTCGAAATCATTACGCTCCAATACGACAGGCACAACACTCGATAAGGCATCCGCAGCTCCCTTGTCGCCTTTTTCTCTGGGAAGAACGTTCGGTTCCGGATAGTTATCCATAGCATCAGCGTGTTTGTTTGCCAGAGAGTTGAACAGCCATGCGGATGTGGGCTGAATACGATCACCATCATCTTTCTGCTGTGTTCTCATGTACTCCCAATGCTGCAGCTTCCACCACTGTTCGTTCTCGATGATGCGGTTTTCCAGGTTGATCTTCCCTTCCCTGTACTTCTTCAGATTTTCAATGGCCTTGTCCAGCTCCTTCTTCCCAATAGGTTTGTCCTGGACCATGTCTTCCACGGCTCCGGTGAGCTGTGTGTCGTCTTTCAGACCCAGGCCCAGGGCCTTGTCCATGATTACATCATTCATCTTTGAAATCCTTTCTTAAAGTTTCATGATCCGAGCGTATCTGCTCGGAGCTTCATTGGTTGATAACGGATCGTATACAACTGGCTTGCGTTCTACGGTCTTGATCGGCTCCATCGGGTTAGCCATGCAGAGATAACGCACTTCGTCGTATGCATGGTCTTCCTGCTTGGTGTCGATGTCTTCCGGCCTGTTCTCGTCGTACAGGAGCGAAGGCATGGTTCTGATGATCGCTTTGCAGTTGGAGAAGAAGTACATCATCGGTATTCCGTTCTCATCAAACTGCAGTCTGTAGTGTACCTGCATCAGACCAGGTAATCGTTTGTGGTCGCCCTGTTCGAAATACACACCGTACCTCTCCGCGGTCTCAGCAATAGATATACCGTGGCTCTTATCCCAGATCGCAGGGTCTGCCACACCATGTATGTACTTGCCCTTGAGCCACCTATGTTCGCTCTCAATGCGCTTGATCTCTTTGAATATCTCGTCCGGTGTCCACTTCACACCCACATCAGCTTCACCATTCACACAGCCGTACAACTCCAGGATGCGGTATAACCGCCTGTCATGGTCTACTGTCCACCATGCGCAGGAGAACGGCTTGGAATAACCAAAGTCGAATGATCTCCACACAGGCCAATGAGACGGAGGTTCGAACGGTCTGATCACGTGAGTGAACAACCTGTCGTCGTAGTGGTTCGGATCGTCGCGGAACTCTTCAAATACCGCACCGCCTTCAATCCCCCACTCACCCAGGCCGGCAACCAGGTAACGAGTCGGGTTGTTCGCTTTCATGTCCTCAAACTTCTGCCTGTCCGCAGCATCCAGCCACTCGTTACAAAGGTAATTCGTGGTCTTTGCAAGGATATTGGGACTTGGCGGTGCATCGAAGAATCGTTTCTTGATCCAGTGAGTCTGCAACCAAGGGTTGAATGTGATCGTGATCTGCTTCCAGAGTCCGAGTTCCGGAGGGATTTCACCTCGAATGGACTCGTCCAGCATATCGAAGTCAGCTTCTTCCTCAACCTCAAACGCTTCTTCGAGCCACAGCCAGCACAAATACCCGATAGGAACAGAGATAGACGCGATCTTCTGCGCGTCGTCCAGACCTCTGAAGTAGATCCTCTGGCCTGTAGGCTTGTATATGGCTTGCAGAGGACTCACAGTGAAGTCCCATAGGTGACTCACCTGGAGCCTGTTTGCGGCCCACTGCAGGTCTGAGAAGCAGCTATCACGTAACGTGGCGAAGGTCTTACGCACCACTACCAGATTTGCATCCGGATACTTCATCAAGTGATAGATAAACCAGAGAGCCGTTGTCTTGGACTTCTTGGAAGCACGAGATCCCTTGCACACTCTGTATCTGCCCTTGAATCGCCAGAAGTCACCGTACCCACCACCGATCAGATCCGGAAGGTATACGTCACTATTCTGCAATCTCATCTTCTCCTGCGAATACTACCGGCTTCTGCATTACACTCGCATCAATGATCTGCTGCTGAACAGCCTTTCCGTAGGTCATTTCCGCGAACCACTTCTCGATGTCAGCCTTTACCTTGACAGGTGTCTTGGGACTGTCAGCAATAGCTCTCAGACGTGCAGGAGCTTCCTTTCCGAACCTCTTCAAATCATCCGGAAGCTTGGGTCTACCACCAGGATTCGCATTGTTGCCCTTCACAAATCGCCCATTACTGTCCCGATTACCGTCCCGATTCTGCGGAGAGCCAGACTCCACATTATCAACACCCTCTGTGGGCTTCTCTTTTGACCTCTGGGAGCCTTTTTTCTTCTTCTCGACATCTTCTTCAGCCTTGACATTTTCATCGCTTAAATCGTCCGTTTTTTTCGTCTTAGCCATGCTCTATTTCTCCTTTCTCTTATATCTATATATAAATAACTATATTTAATCCCTCACCCCCCTACCCCCCTCTCCCTTATTGGAGAGCTGAGATAGAGTTGAGGTATCGATCACTTTTTAGGATAAAGAGCCAGGAATGAGAAGTCGCCCACCGTAGGCATGAAAAAAGAGACAGCCCTATTGCTGTCCCTTCTCTCGGTTTTGTAATGCAGAGAAACGTTACACTGGCAAATATAACGATCTCTACGCCCATAATACCGCGGCCGTTTTGTTATTTCGCCCACCGTATGATCTAATTTTTCATAATACTTTCAGAAAATCCGTTGATACTTTAGACGGCTTGCCGTATAATTTAATCAAGGAGGGATTCATCATGAGTAATAAAAATCACAAATACGAATGGGACAAGGCTAATACCGTAAAGAAGACATTCAAGTTCATGCGAGACAAGGACAAAGACATCCTGGATCACCTGGAAGCTCAGCCGAACATGATCGCCTATATCAAGCGACTTATCAGAGAGGATATGACTGCTGAGAATGACGTTGAAGAAGACTTCTTCGAATACGAGCCAGACCATTACGAAATAGAAGAATTCAACAAAGTGAATGAGAAATACAAGGATATTGATACAGAAGGTATGAGTCAAGAAGAGCTGGACAGATACTACGAAAACATGAGTACAGAAATGGCAAACGCCAGATTACGCGCTTACGTAAAGCGCAACCTGGACGTAGCAAAAGCACTAAGAGCAAAAGTAGCTAAGAAGAGAGAGGAATAACCTCTCTCTTTTCTTTTGGGCATGAAAAAAGAGAGCTGAATTGGGCAGCCCTCTTCTTCCGCTCATTCACTTACAATTGGAGGAAATCAACCATGAAAGATGATGATTTCAGCACTATAATACATCACCGATATAGGATAATCGCCCACCATACGAAAAAAAGAGCAGATTTCTCCACTCTTTTTCTCGGCATTTCTATAAGGTGATTCCAGTTGCAGTTCATCGATGGATCGCAAGACGTTCATCAATCGAACTATAACTTACGTCCACCATGATAACGCATCCTGGATCAACATTCGCCCACCACAAAGAAAAAACCGCAGGGAAGTGATATCTGCGGTTTCTTCTGTGCATAATTATTTACTTTCAACGATACGAAAGGTCCCCGATTACAACAGGACAGGTATAGAATACACCACCTGGCGTTATTCTTCGCCCACCTTTTCAGAAATTTTTTCGATTTCAATGACATATTCATTTCCATCTTCTTCGATCTTCGCGTTGTACTTTCCGATCTTTGCGGAGATCTTGTCCTTGTTGATGCGAACCGAACCACCCATATCATCGATCAGAACAGCGATGTAAGCGGACAGTAACCTCTGCATTTCGTAGTTAGCTGCCACATCCATCTTCAGATCGCTGATTACCATGTTGCGAGTCTTAATGCCCTTCTTAAAGCTTTCGATCTGAGCTTCAAGATCCCGAACACGCTTCGCATTTTCTTTTTTCTTGTTCATCTTCTTCGGATTCATATTGTTCCTCCTTAGAACGGAATATCTTCGTCAGACACAGACTGGAAGCCTTCCGGAATACCGTCATTGTTCTGCGCAGGTGCGCTGCTGCTCTGACTGTTGTTTGTGTTATTATTGCTTCCCAGGAATTCCACACGCTCAGCCACAACTTCCGTGGTCTACCTGGTGTTACCGTCCTTGTCCTTGTAAGGACCAGTCTG